GCTCTAAATGTACCAGTTTTTAATAATATATTACCAATAGGATTCTCTCCATACTCAGGTCCCTTATATCCTACTAACTTTAAAAAACCATTATTAGAGGGTCTAAAGTTTCTAGTTTGTATTGCATCAAATACTTCATGTCTAGCTATTACTGCAGCATCAGTACCAGATTCAGAGTTATTAAACATAGGGTCCTGAAAATCTTTTACCATTATCATATTAAACTTACCAGCTTCTCTATTATTAGCAGGATTGTTTTTAGCTTCTGTAGATGTAGTGTTTACATATTCAGCAGCTTCCAATGGTATGTCAGCACCTTGTGATAGATTTGCATATTTGTTAAATTTTTGTACATTAGCATATAAAGGATTGTCTATATATTTTTTAGTAGCAGAAACCATAAGGTCAATACTAAATCCATTTCTAGGGTCATACAATCCAGATTCAACTAATGTATAAAATATATTAGATAAAGTTGCATCATCTTTTACTTTAAACTTTAATCCTTCTACTTGATCTTCTAATTTTCTAAAAAACTCTTGACGATTATTGTCTCTTATTGTTTTAGTAAATGCATATCTATGTACAACAAGATTACCATTATCTTTTGTACCACCATATATGTACATACCTTTTTCATCTAAAGATTTAATTAATTTTTTTTGAACTTCTTTTGTAAATTGTTCTTTAATATTAAATGCATTGTCATATATCTTTTTTCTAGAAGGATTTTTAAAATCTAAGGGCCCACCATTTGTTCTATCATAAACAGGTATTTCTACAATCTCATCATTTCTACCCATTCTTTCTTTTGTAAATTTTTCAAAGAATGATTTTCTTATAAGCAATCTTGCTTCTACTGGATCACCTGCAAAAGTCTTATTCCATTTACTTTGAGGTCTATCTCCACCTAATACTTCACCCTTAAAATCTCTTTCTGGTATCTCACGTATCTCAACAACATCGCCAGTTAAATCTATTTCATAGTCTACTCTTCTTGTAAAATTCTTTTTCAGTTTTAAATAACTACCAAGTCTTTGGTTATTAACACCTACATCAGTAAAAAATGTATTAGGTAGTCCTAACTTTTCATATTCTTTTAATATTGCAGCTTTAGTAGGATTCAATTCATAGTTATTATCTTTTGCTAACTTGGCTATGGTAACATTTATTTCATCTAAATTTCTACCAATCTTAAATCCTCTAATATCGTTAGCTATTAATTCTAAGTCTCTATTTTTTATAGCAACCTTAGGTTCGTTTAGGTCTGCATTAGCTGATATCTCTAACATTTCATTGTATGCTATATCTATTTTGTTTTGTAATACTTGATTCTTTATAGTATCAGTAGCATCAGGTTTTACATTTTCATATTCAGGTGGTCTTTCTTGTACTCTAATATCTATATCAGTAGGACCTTGTAAGTCTTGTACTGCTCTATCTTGTTTAACTTGTTTAAATACTTGTTCAAACTGTGGTTGTGTAAGTTGATTAATATCAAAACCTAATTTTTCTACAGCCTTTGCTATCTCAGGTATTTTCTGTAAGTCTCCCATAAGTGGAGCATGCATATTAAATTTTTGTGCAACTACTTTAGCTATATAAGTTTCTACATATGCTTGGTCATTCTTGCTTAATGCTTGGAACTCAGGATCTTTTCTTGCTACATCTATAGCTTCTTGTTCTGTCATACCTAGTCTATAATTCTTATAATCATTCTTCATTATAAACTTAGTTCTTTCAGCAAACCCAGCTGACTTAGTAGTAGCACCAAAGAATGCACCTAACATATATTCATATACTTGTTCTGCTACTGGTAATCCTTGTGCAGTAGCCATACCACCCTGAGCAATAGAACCTAATGTACCACGTACAATCATGTTTAATCCTTCAGCCTTAGCTGCATCTTTAGATACTTCAGTTGCTACCTGACGTATAGTATCTTGACCTAACTTTCTAGTCTTAGGATTTTCTAATAATCTACCTACATTAACATAGTTACCTATCGTACCAAACAAAGCACCAGCAGCAGCACCATGCATAGCAGAATCTATCATACCCTTAGGGCCATCTTTCCATGCTGAAACACCTAATGCTACACCAAGATGTATACCTTGCTCTCCTATATTTCTTAATTTAGGACTAGCAAATATACCCTTAGATAAATAACCACCTGCTGTTACCCCTGCACCACCTAAGAAATTTTTAGATTGTTCTACTACATAATCAGCTACCTTCATTGGTACTGATTGTAATGTGAATGTTTTTGGTCCAACTTTTTTACGTAAGAATCCTGGAGCTTTACTACCTGCTGCTTGTAATGCACCTCTAGTAACAGCACTACCACCTATAGCTGCACGTTTAGCAGCTGCTATTGGTATATACTGTCCCATAGAAAAGAATGATGCAACTACATCAGGAGCAAAACCTATAAGGTGTCCTAATTTATTTGCAATAGATTCAGCAGTAGTATCAGGTTCTTCTGACCAACCTAATGTAGTAAAACCTTCTACTAAACCACTTGTAAATTGATTCATAGTAGAAAGCAAGTTAGCATCGGCAGCTTCTAAATCTCTATTAAATTTTAAATCTACCTTCTTAAACTGTCTTTCTATATAATCAACTTCTTCTTCTGTAAAAGATGTTGGATTAGTTCTATATGCAAGTTCTAAACGATTAAAGTATTCTTGTGGTTCAATTATTTTTGCACGTACTAATTGATCTAAATACTTTAATTCAGGATTCATTAATTTCATTTACAATCCTTAATTATTTTTCTAAGTAATCTATAATACCATTTAAAGTGTCAATCTGCTTTTCAGATTCTTTTAACAACTCAGCTTCATTTCTACCAAAGAATCCAACTATAGCAGAAGTACCTGGTGCTCTTCTACTCTTATCAAATTGTTGTGTTTCTTTTGCCATATCGATAGAGCTTTGTATATTGTTTCTAAGTTGTACAAGTTTATTTTTAGTAGCTACAACTGACACAGCATCTTTACCACCTAGTTCTTTTTGTGCCATAACCTTAGAGATAGCACCAGATTGACTAGTTATTAACTCATCATTTGCATCTACAAAATCTTTAAAATCTCTACGTATAGCACCTGGTGTACCACCACTAAACAATCCTGTACCACCAAAGTAAGTTATCTCTTCTGCATCCCTTACTGTGTCTAAAGCATCGCTTTTAAATGTACCAGTCTCAATCATTTTTTTATTTAATTCACTCAATGATAGTAAACTATTCTGTGTCATTTCTGTTTGCATTTTTAATCCAGAATTAAATACAGCCATACTTGCTTGCATTTTAGCTGCTACTTGTGCAGACATCATTTCTTTTGCTAATGCTTTTGCTTCATCTTTATCTTCACCAGTTTTATCTGCTAATGCACCTGTTGCTGTTGCTAGTTGTGCTAATGCAGCTATTACTTCACTATTATAAGACATTTCTAACTCCCCATCATATCTAATACATTAATATTTCTACCACTATAAGCACTCAATTCTAATAAATTACCTTGAATATCTCTTAGTCTAGACTCTTTTTGTTGGCCTAATTGATACATTCCTTGATCTAATCCTAACTGAGCAGCATCTTGTTGCATATCAAATCTAGTTCTTATGTCACGAATAGTTTGCTCACCTGTTCCAGTTCTTAAATTAGTATTAGCCATCATAGACTGAGCATCTCTAATACTCTGCCCAAAATTCATTACGCCTTCTCTTTGTGATATATTAAATGCTTCACCAGTAAATAACTTTTGTTGCTCTACATCTTTAACAACATTTTTTGCTGCACCTAATAATAAATTTTCTGATTTAATTGCACGTCTTTTACGTCTACGTCTTTCTCTTCTTGCTCTTCTTCTTGCACCTATACTAGATATAATACCACCTATTGCTCCAACAGCTCCTAATATAGGATTTACAGCACCTAAAAAACTTCCTGCTTTACTACCTGCATCCATTAATCTAGCACCAAATCTTAACCCAGGACCTTCTGGAACTGGTGCAGCCATAGCAGCAAAGTTTGGTATTCCACTTGTTCTAAATTGTAAACCTGTTGTTTCTCCAATACCACCTCTACCATAAGAGCTACCAGTACCTGCTCCCATTACAAATCCACCACCAGTAGGAGCTGGGCTATTATAACTAGGAGATGATGTATTCCCCATAAAATTAGTTTGCAAGTTAGAGTTGTAACCTCCTCCAAATCCCATACTATTCTCCTTCCTCATTAATATGTCTTAATAAGCCCTGTACACCTGGGCCTTTAACAAAATCTGTTAATTTTAAATCTAATAAATCTAAATGATCTAACATAGTCATGCGTTGTGCAACTCTCATAGACTCTTTTCTTTTAGCTTGTTTTCTAATCTTATCCAGCTCTTTTATAAAATCATCACTAGGAGTATCAGGAGTACCTACTAACTCACCTGGTTGTCCCGTACCTACTAATGCAGGGTCTTGCACATCACTTGGTACTGTAGGAGTATCTGCTAATTCACCAGGCTGCCCTGTGCCTTCTAACATAGGGTCAGTCATAGTTTGTTTCATTTTATCTTGTGCCATTAGTCACTCTCCTTAATATTTTCTATTGCTTCTACAAAATCTTTTACTCTTACTGGTGTTTGTTTATACCAACGTGAATATCTCTCTTCTTCTTTATTAGCATACATAATCTCATCTATTGCTTTATCATATTCTTTATGACATAATGCTTTCCATGCTGATGGAAACTTTCTAAACCAACTAGTACCAAGTTGAAAGTTTACAGATGTCAATGCAATCTTAAAATCTATATCATGTATATTTAATATTTTACATTGGTCATTGCAAGCATCTAATGATTTTTGTATATCATTATCATACCATTCTTTTATAACAGATTCTTTCAAAGGACAACCAACAGGATATATTTTCTTCTCTTCACTTGTTAGTAAATGTCCTATACCACCAGTAGGTTTACCTAATGTATCTAAATAAACTACGTTCTTATATCCTTCACGTAACTTTATATGGTCATATAATTTTTGTCTAAAACTAATATCTTTTGGTATTATCATTATCTATTTCCTAACGGATCAACTACATCAACTGCTGTTTCTATACCAGTCTCTAGCATTCCTCTTAATCTATCTGTAAATAATTTTACTGTTGCTCCATATATTTTTTCCATATCTTGTTCAAATCTTTGTTGGTATGCATCCATGTCAAAATCAGATTCAATCTTTTTTCTTTCATCTGTTACCATCTCACTAAAACTTCTAGGGTCTAATATATTACTAAAAGTTTCTCCAACATTCATAGCAGTTTGTGCCCCTAAAACTCCAGCAGTTGCATCTTGTACATATGTAATTGGACCTTGTAATACTCTACCTTCTTCTTTTACTCTTTCTCTTTCATCTGCAGCTCTAAATGCCTGCATAATATTTTGTGCTTCTGTAGCCATTATATTTCTACCTCCTGTAGTTCAGTCTTTTTCCATCTGTCATTTACTTTTACATATAAAAATTCTTGATTACCTTCTACTACAACTTTCTTATCACCATCTACTCCATCTGTATTTAATGGTCTTACAGTTTCTTGTTCTGTTGGTGTAGCATATTGTTGTTTTACTTCTTCTATTTCTAACTCAACATTGCTCTGTCTACCTACAGCATTTAAAATTTTACCTTGTCTACCAAAAAATCTACTCATCGTGTTAGTTTTTCCCTATATACAATCTGTATATCGTTTACTTCAAAATTCGCATTTGTAGTGCCTGTTGTAGTTAAGGCTATACCTACCCCCACACAGTTCTTAAAAGTGTCAGGAAAGGCCATTTTCGTCGTTTTATAGCCACCTGAAGAGAGTGTTCCAACATCAGTCAATGCTATTTCAGATGCATCTGTCTTTGTACCGAAGGCTTGCACCTTTACATTAGCACCTTCTTTATAATTAATATATAGTGTGTTATAATTTTTATTTGTTGCAGCAGATCCCATATCAAATTCTTTTGTTTGATATAATATTTGACTACCACTCTTGGTGCTAGGTGTCTTATCCCACTTAACTAAATCTATTGTATCTGGATTACCCATTAATCCTGCTACTGATGACCACCAATACAAATCACCATTATTAAAGTTTACTAAGTTTGTAATATCTCTATTACCAAATGTATTAGATTGTCTCCATGATTCTGATTTCATATCATAAAATAATATATTTTGATTCTTATTAACTATAATTAATTCTTTACTCTTAGGTAAATAACCTATAACATTATTATCGTGGTAGTGTGTTGTTGACCAGTTAGCTAATTTTGGTTGTGCATTTTGTGCTAAATTAATATCAATAACCTGTTGACCATTGTAAACATAAGCACCATATGTATTGAACCAAGCAACAAAACCTTCCCCCTTAACTACATGATAGTCTTTCTCACAACCTTTATGTTCATACTCAGCTTCTAAAAATTCTATATCTCTAGATACATTTATAATAAATAATTTATTTCTTTTAAACTGTAACAACTTATTACCTAATGATTCTAATTTAATAATAGTATCACCATCTTCTACTTCTACATCTATAAAACTATTCTCTGGAAAGAAATCAAATTGATTTGGTAATGACTTCAATACTCTATCAGACTTAGTTACAAGTTTTCTTTCACTATCATAATACTGTACATTACCTGCGTAGATTCTTCTATTTAATAATGTAGATGTTTTAAATCCAGTGTTAGCTTCACCTATTACAGTATTAGATTGTAAAGTATAAGGCTCTGATATAGATAAATCTGTTATACCGTCAGCTATAAATCTATCTGTACTCATCCAACCTTGTATAGGCCATGTCCATTGTTTATCACTATTTAATGTGTATGGAAATAAAAATTGATATGTATTACTACCAGCATAACGCAATCCTTTTGCAAAGTCTACTTCTGCTAATAAATACTTTACTCCTATATTAGTAGAATTATCAATGCTAGCACCTTCTGTAAATCCATCCATTAAAGCATAGTATATTTTAAATCCAGAATATCTAGGATCTTTATCTCCCATACGACCTGTTAATCCAAAGTATAATTTTTGTGCTACATCTGTACTACTTGTTCCTACAGATACATGTTGATATACACTACCTAAATATACTGCAACAGACTGTGATTTATTTGTATCATCATCATAATTAGAATATACTTTAGATGCCCACAACCCATATCTTTTACCTGACTTAGGTTTAATAGTTGTATCGTCATCAGCATTAACATCATTTCTAAAATATGCTATAACTGCCATAGAACCTTTACCGTCAGAAGTATAACCACTTGCATTATCTAAATAACCATCTAATAAATCGTGCATTTCTACAGCAGTTACTTCTACTTTATTTACATCTCCACCAGTTCCCATAGCATAAGTACCACTACTTTGTACATCTAACATAAATATTTCAGAGTCATTATCAGGATGAAAGTGTGTCATCTTATTGTATAGTTTATCTGTTTCATATGCTACATTACTACTACTACCACCTTTTATAGGTGCTATATGTAAATCACTAGATATATAAACATTTGATAAAGAATTATTTATAGGTGATGTAGATGTAGTATATCCAAAGTTTCTATCAAAGTTATAATAACCTAACACCTGTGGAGTATTACCTGCATTACCATAATGAGGTACAACTCTTATCTGTCCATCAACTGAGTACATCTCTACCAATGATGCAGTATTACCATAGTCAATAGTTGTAGCTTCTGCTGCACTATTAGTAACATCGTATATACGAACTATGCTATCAGTCTTATCATTAATAAATAAATACTCAGTTTCGTTAATACCAGCTGCACCAAAGTTTCTATCTAAGTTTGTATGTAACAATCCATTACCATAGTTTAAAGCATCTATAGCTGTAACATCGTTAGAACTTACGCTAGAAGCAATAGATCTACCTTCCATTACTAATTTACCTGGTATTTCATTAGATACATTTAACATTACTTGTGATTCTATATCTAATATATCTCTACGATTAGTATTATTATTTAAACCACCAGTAAAGTTTGCAATATTTTTAATTAACTTTGGCACTTGCTTTCCTTAATTTAGTACAAAGTATATTACCTCTAGTAATATCATTCATATTTATAACCTTAACTTTTTTCTTTGATTTTGTTTTAAGATTATACTTACGTCTGCTATCACCAATAGACTTACCAACAAACTCTTGTCCCTTGCCAGTCTCTGTATTATACATTCCCATCTATTATCTCTCCCCACAAAGATGTTTTACCATCTATTATCTCTACTACTTCCACTTTAAACTCGCCATTTGTATACCAATCTACAACAGCAAATGCATGACCCCAGTTATGTAGTCTACCTTTGAGCCATTTATTTTGTTCATGTGACATATCTTTTAAACATCCTAATGACCAAGCACCAATATTACCGTTTAGTTTTGTCAGTGTATGTCGTTGTATGTCGTGTGTATGTCCGTATATTACATTTTCTCCATAGGTTTCTAAATGTTTCTTTGCATGGTATGTTGTAGCAAATGCTCCATGAAAGAATGTTAGTTTACCTATTTGTATTGGTAAATTATACTCAGTATATTTATATCCTCTTTCTTTTATTTTACACGCTTTAAAAAAGCTATAATTACTAAGATAGGGATACTTGTTAGAAAAATTATCCAACCAAAGATCATGATTACCTTGGAGTAAATATTTCTTTTTACATTTAACTTTTTTAAGGACATCATCCCAAACATCTAAACCTTCATTTACCAATCGTATATCTTCATTAACAATAGGTAATTGAAACTCAAGTGGTGGTAATTTCTTATCTTTATACTTCCATGCAGAAACAGATTCCCACTCCCCAACATCTCCTAGATTAACAAATATATCTGGTTTTATTTTTTGTATAGCTTTCACTACACAATTAACTGCAGCTTTATCTTCTAATGGATAATGCTGGTCTGGTATTATTATACCACGTTGCTTAAGTTTCAATGGTACCTCCTATTTTTTATTTAGAGCTTTTTTAACTTCAGCCCATAGTTTATCATCTAATTTATTTGATGACTTACCTACTAAGAAATCACCTAAATGTAAGATGATTGCTTTCAACAGTTTCTCAGTTCCTAAACTAGTTAGTAACTTACCTAATATTGGTCCCATTATTTTTTCTCCTCACAGTTTTCGTCGCAAGCTTCAAGGCCTTTCATGTATCCTTGATGCTCGATGATCATTTGTTTTACTTCTGTTAGTCTAGCATTAGCTTCTTGTATGTTACCAGCAAGCTCATTATGTTGCTCTACTAATGTTTCCATTTTACTTTCTGCTTCTTTTTTAAGGTTGACTTTTTCTTTAGCCATTGTTTCTCCTTATCGTTTTCTCTTTGGTAATACCTCTTTACTAATTTTGTAAATATCATTTGCTGTAGATAAATTAATAGCTGCTTTTGCTGCCAATCCAACACCAACACCTACTGGTCCAAGAGCCATAACTGCAGTAGAACCTACTCTAGCTGCTGCTCTCAAACCTTGTTTAATAGCTGCTTTACGTCCTATTGGAGAAATAGCTTGACCAGCTCTTTTAACAACATTAGCTGTTCTTGCATCTTTTATTTTTGTAGGTTGACCAGATGCTTGTATTTTAGCAATATCTCTTTCAGCTCTATCTGTTATTTTATTAATTTGTCTTCTTACTTTAGGACTTCTAGTATCATGAAAGTCTAATGTCTGATTTGTTAATTTAACATTTTTAGGTCTTCCCTTACTATCAAACGTTGTTTTAACTCCACCACCAACTTTGTCAACTGCAGATGTTTTTGTTTTAAATTTCTTAACATCATAAATTGTATCACCTTTTATAACCTGTCCTGCTTTTTCTGCTTTTTTTATTTCAGCAGCTCTTAAATTAGCTAATCCAGATTCTGCACTTTTTTTAGTTAATGTACCAGCTTTTACTTTATAAGTAGATTCTCCAACTTTAGTTTTAGTTGTTACTGTTGCTATATTATCACCCATTTGCTTTTTTAAAGCTTGAGCAAAACCAGTTTGACCTTTTACCTGAGGTAAACTTGTACCTATTTTACCAGATACTCTTGTTGTAACTTTTTGACTAGGACCAACTTTTACTGATCTAGTTGTAGTAACTTTCTTATTAACAGGATTTTTAAACTCTGGCTGTCCATACATTGCTAAAGTATTTGTACCTTTAGGTATCTTTACTTGTGACGGTATTCCTCTTTTACCAGCTTCACCAGCAAAAGCTCTAGTCTTTGACACAGGTTTCATAGCTTCACTTAAACCTTGTTGAGTTGCCTTAGCAATATCTTTACCCATACCTTTAGTTAAGTTTTTAGCTTTTGTTTTAAGTCCAGCTTTAATTTTACCAGGAGCTGCTTTTGCTTTTTTAACAGCAGTAGGTATACCTTTAACTACATCAGGTATTTTAGTAACACCAAATCCAGTACTTACAGCACTATATCCAGCCTTACCTAATGCAAGTGCTCCTCTACCAGCAGCAGGTAATCCTTTAGTAACAATAGCTTTACCACCAGCTATAGCTGCTCCACCTACAACAACACCACCAGCTACCTTACCACCTTCTGTAACTAAAGTTTTAAGAAAACCTTTCTTTTTTTGTTTATCTCCCTTTTGTGGAATCATATCCTACCTCTCTCTATTTATTATTTTCTTAATGCTCTATTTGTTCTTCTTACTTTTCTAGAAGCTGCTCTTGCTGATCTTCTTGTATTACGAGCTGATTTTCTAGCTTCTCTTTTAGTCATGGTTTTATCAAATCTATGTTTTTTAATACCTCCATGTCTTTTAGCAGTTGCTTTTCTAGCAGTTTTTTTAATACTTCTTACAGTTTTACGTGTTGCTTTCTTACTAACTTCTGCTTTAGTTTTAGTGCTATACTTTTTACCATTATGCATAAAAGTAGCTCTACCTAATTTCCTTGCATTTGAAAATTTTTGACCAAATGTCAAGTTTCTTTTTGGTGCTTTTGCCATTGCCATTGTTATCTCCTAACAGTTTTTAATTGTAATATACATATTATTTTATCTTTTTCCTAATTATTTAATTTCTTTTTTAATCTTATTAAATACTTCTGTTTCATCAAATCTCATACTAATGCCAGGTTCATATCTCATAACCTCCTTACCTTCTTTTAAGATAATTATTGTAGGCACAACTTTAATGTTCCATTCTTTTTGTATGACTGCACCTATAGTTTTATTATTTAAATCTATTTCTGCTACATAACATAAGTCAGCAAGTTTTTCTATGCTTACCCTGTTTTTATAGTTCCATGATGCATTTACCTGTACTACTGCACATTGCTGTATATTCAAAGCCTGTATAGATTGAAAACTATCTAAGTTAACAGACTGAGAGTGTAGCCATGTAGACGATAGTCCAAGCCATAAGCATAATGATAATATAAACTTTCTCATGATTCATCCTCATTTATTATTCATATCTATTAGAGTCTCAGTAATAGCTCTAGTATCTTCCTTAATGTCATCTACTTTTTCTTCAAGCTTATCTACTTTACCCTCTGTATTTAATATTGAATCACGAATCATTTGATCTTTTAAATCATATTCCATACGTGAAACCTCTGGTTCTGGTAGTTCTTTAGCAAGTTCTATCTCTGCTTGTAAAGAATACCACATACCTATAATCATCCCTATAGTGACTACGATACTAATACCTGTCTCTAGAGATAATGTAAATTTAGTGTCTTTACCTACTTCCATTGTTATCCCCTATTGTTTATTATTGTCCACCACCAAAGCCACCGCCACCAGTAGTTTCATGGTATCCACCGATAGCATGACTAAAATGATGTGGAGCATTTATTATTGAAGACCTATGTGATGCTGTTACAGTGGTATTTGCTGAACTAGCTAATGGATTATTACTACCACCTATCTTTTCAAAAGCTCCGATAGGTCCACTATTTTGTCCAGCATACGTATGTGTGATACCACCAACAGTAACGTCTGATGTTGCCATAGCAGATATACTTATATCAGTAGTTTGCACTACTTTACATTCATCTGCTATTTCAGCTTTCAGTTTTACATTAGTGTTGGGTACTGCCATTACTCAGCGTCTCTAATTGCTTTGTACTCTACTAAGTCTGCTTCTACTTCTTCAAGCTGTGCTTCTAAATTAGCTTTTTGAGCTTCTGCATCTGTTATAGCATCATCAACAATTTTAGTTTCTTCATAATCCAAAACAGTAACATCGTTACCATTTGCATTTTTCATAACTCTAGTATGTTTGATTGAAACTTCTTTTGGTGCTTCCGCTACTCCATTTTCTACTACACTTATTACTTTAGCCATTTAACTTCTCCTTAAGTTCGTTAATTTGTTGTTGTTGTTCTTGTACTGCTTTTATTAATACCGAAGTAAGCTTAGCATAGTCTACAGTCTTGTGAGTATCTTCACTATTTAATGTATCTACTTCTACTACTACTTCTGGTATAATCTTTTCTATCTCTTGTGCTATAACACCAATATCATGTTGTCCGTTTCTTTTTTCTTTCCAATCAAATGATACTGGTCTAATATCAAGCACATCTTTTAATCCATAATTTAAATCTTTTACATTTTCTTTTAATCTAGCGTCTGATGCAATAGTTGTAGAAAATGCTACTACATCACCGTCAAATAAACCATTACCACTAGCATCTAATCGCATATATACATCATCTATTGGTGCTGTTGCTGAATTATCAAGATTTCCAGTAGTTAAATTATCTCTACCTAAGAAAATATAATTGTCTGCTACAACAACAATTCCGTGAGTATTAGCACTATTACCAGCTGATTTTAAATAAGTATAATCTCCTAAATTAGATACATAATGATTAAGTATAATATCATGAGTAGTAGCATTAGACCAACCACTATTATATAATTTTAATAAACTACCAGTTGAACCTGTTTTATTAACTTGATAATAATCGGTTGTTCTAGTAGTACCAGTAGTTAATATTCCGCTTGAATCTACTCTAAATTCTTCTGTATTTCCAGTACCAACTTGGAATCTATGGTCGCTTCCTCTATAAATATTTATTTTACTACCACTACCTAAATGTAAATTAGAAGAACTATAAATATGGTCTGTCTGCAAACTCAGCGTAGTACTATCTCCACTTGCTAGTAGTTCCATAACAGTACCATTAGAAGTGGTGTTTTCAAATCTTGCAGCTATATCTGTATTTCCAGTAGAAACGTGCAACTTTCTTTGAGGCGATGTTGTGCCTACCCCCAGCTTTCCACCGTATGGTTGTAAATGTATTTCTCCATCGTTAGAACCATTCCAAGTTTGCCATTGATAATCTCCAGTATCTATTCTTCTAATGTAAGACATATCATTAGTACCGCTACCAATATTTAATCCTGCACCTCTTAAACTTAGTCTTGGTGTGCCGCCAGTAGTTAAAGGAGCAGTATCTCCAATAGTAAGTGCACCACCTCTTAAGAAACTATTTCCGTTTACATGCAATCTTACATTTACTTGATTAGTAGCATCAGCTGTAGGATTTAAAGCTCTATATAAATCCATATACCCTGTATCAGAAGCATTATAAAACAATGCAGTAGGTACAGCTCCGCCTTGTCCATTTCTAGAAAAAGTAATGCTTTGTCCCCATCTTACTGATTGAAACTGTAAATGGTCTCCCACATTAGCAATACCACCTGCTGAGTCAAAAGTACTTACTGTGTATTGTGGAGTAGTAGCACCATTATTAAACTGCCCTAATTCTAAAAGCTCAGAAGCTGCATGACCATCTCCTCTTACTTTTAAACTTCCTATAATGTCTACTTCTTCTTGAGGACTATCTACACCTACACCTAACTTACCATTTATTGTACTATTATATACATTACTAGCTGTTCTTCTTTGTTTTATAGGTGCTTTTAATGTATGCTTTTGTATCCAACCAAATCCATCAGTAGTTGAATAAGATACATCCCAAGTTGGTAATTGAACTGGAGAAGTTCCATTATAAAAGTCTACTTGAAAATTATAAAAATATTTACCAGATCCATTATAGTCATCTATAGCAATAGCTACATTACCGCTTGAATTAATACCTAAGAATTTAGGTAAACCATCACTACCATCGTCTGTTAAGCTATATGCTAGGACGCTACCTGAATTTCCATCAGGTCCATTACTTCCAGAGTAAGGATAAAAACATACTTTAAAATCTATAACTGTATTTTGTCCATATCCATATCCGTGTACATGTATAACAGACATTCTATTTGATGTTCTTGCTATATCCGTATCAATAATAATAGCACCAGTTCTACTAGCATTGTCTCTATGCTGTAAAACATTTAAATGAAATCTTCCATCTCCATTTTCATGGTGTGTTTTAGGATCTACAGATAAACCTTTTTCTACATGTAGTTGATTACTTAATGTAGATATACCTGATTGTATTAATAATCTATCAGTATCACCTTGACTTCTTCTTAAATTTAAATCAACACCACTATAAGATTGAAGTTTACCATCTAACACTGTAAGATTTTTATCAAACAAATGTCCTTGTCTGTCTGTGTAGATATGACTCCAATGTACATTCTGTGGTCCAAGTCTAATATATCCAACTCCAGTTTGTATATCTAATTGATTGTCAAAACTGCAATCAAGTCTTACATCATAATCATTAGTAGTAGTATCTGTATTGTGAAAATCTATATATCTACCAATTTCCATTACTCCGTCAGAACCTACAACTGGTGTTCCATCAAACCAATCTCCAGATTCTGGTCCATGTATTCTAGCCCTAGGAATTGTACCAGAACTTAAATCAGATGCATTTGTTGTACCTGCATTAGCATCTACATATGCTTTAATACTTTGTTGTGTAGCTAAATGAGAAGCACTATTGGAAGACATATCGTCTTGGTCTTTAACAGCACTACCTGTTACTGTACCATTTAATGTTAATGTTCCGTCTGTTCCTATTGTAAATCTTTCTGAGCCGCTTGAATGGATTCTAAATTTGTTTTGAAAGCTATCTAAATAAAAAGTAGTTGTATATGATGGATCTGTACCAGGATTTAATGCTATCTCTCCACCTTCGTTTTGATTTTGTGGCATAAGTATTATATTAGATGAAGTAATTCGCATTCTTTCTGTACCGCCTACCCACCATCTATGATTACCTACATTACTACTTGTACCATAATAAACATCTCCACCAGCATAACTATCTATTGGTCCAATGTAAGTAATATTACTAGAGTTCATACCAAACACTCTTGGAGATGCACCAGCTGAATCTTTCATATAAATATATTCAGCGTTATTTTTAAATACTAAACTTGCACCATCTATTCTAACATCTCCTGCAGGATTTAAATCAATATTATAACCACCATAAGTGATCAATTCCATTTGACCACTATTTCTAAAAATAATAGCATTGGTATCTTGTATGTTTACTTGTCCACCTACTGTTAAATTTCCGTGAGTTTTTACTAATGCATTTTCACTTGCATCAATATGTATAGCATTTTTAATAGTTCCATCATCGCTAACTTGTAAATATAAATCTAAATTAGATGTTGCTTGACGTATAATACTATTACCGTCATGATAAATTTGTAAATCACCACTTTCTCCAATTATTAATTTCTGGTCATAAGGCATAATAACAGCTTTGTCTGAACCTCGTAACTGCAATACTGATTGTGTATTTCCACCGTCATTGACTTGAATTCTTATATCTTGGTCTTGAGCAGTATTCATCATAATAATTTGACCAGTAGTATTTTTTATAATACTATGTCCATTGTGATATAAGTCTAAATCATTTCCATTCCCTATGTATAAATGTTGATTATCGTTAGGTAAATGAACACTTCCAACTACACTACCGTCTATTTTTATAGCAGTAAGATAGCTTGTATCATCCATAACCTTAACAAATATATCTTTATCAGCAGCTGCTTGACCTATATATAAATTTCCATTAGAGTTTGTAAAATAAGTATCTACTGTATTATGAAATAATTGGGCATCTCCACTACTACCAACTTGTAACTGAACATTGTCTTGCATACGAAGTTGTTTGTATGCTCTCATTTGTCCTTCAGCTCCAACGATAGTTAAATAATCGGTTGTTCCACCTGAACCATTATCATTTTTGAATGTAATATTAGAATCGTCTGATTGTTGACTAATAATTAAATTCCCAGTTAATCTATTTTGTATGTAACTATTAGTTCCATCGTGTTTTAATTGTAAATCATTACTAGAACCTAATTGAAGATTTACACTATCTGAAAATCTCATGGCTTTATAAACTCTAATCAAACTTTCTGAACCACTAAACCTCATGTAGTCGGTCATTCCACCGCTACCATCATCTGCTTGAATGTTTATTTGTTTATCGTCCGCACCACTTCTAATGTATAAATGACCAGTATCGTTAGTAATATATCCGTGAGAACCAGTATGTTGAATTTTCATATCAGCGTCAGAACCAAGTTTAAGTATACCACTATCTATAAGCTCTAAATGATTTCCATCTATAGTAATATTTGTTGATGCAGACATAGTGTCTGATCCAGTAGCTCTTAAAACTCTACCACTCGCTCCATTAGACATAAAGTCAGATACATCAACAGATAAAGTAACGTCTCCAGATGAGCCACCCCCATTTAAGCCAGTACCTGCAGTTACACTTCCAACTCCAATAGCAGTTATGGTGCTACCTACTTTAGTATATAGTTGATTATTAGTATAATCATATACTAATTCGTATTGATCTATAGCACCTTGAGAAGGTGCACCATCTCCCCTTTTTATTAGAAACTTATTAGCCATTACAACCTATTATGTACTATATGTTTCAAAGTCTAAAGTAGTATTTGTAATACCACTTGTTAATGTAGCTGCTCCTGAACATTTAAATGTACCAGTAACATCGGTATTTTTATTTAATTCCCACTGAGTTCCTGTGTCATCATATAAAATACTAGGACAACCACTCCATCCACCTACAATAATACCAGCTCCATCTGATGTTGATGAATTTGTTGCATTTTTACCAATTTCAACAACCTTATCTTCTACTGTTAAAGTAGATGTGTTTAATGTAACGGTATCACCTTCTACAGTCAAATCTCCTGTTAATGTAAGATGTCTAATTCCTGTAAGATCTTTATTACTATCTAATATAACCGCTTTACTTGCAGATGCTGTACCAGCTGTAATTCCATCTACTAAATTTAAATCATTAGCGTCAGAAGTAACTCCATCTAAAATATTTAATTCATTTGTAGTTATTGTAGCTCCAGCTAAAATATTTAATTGAGCTGCTGTTGCTGTTGTAGCTAAACTTAATGCTCCGTCACCAGCAATATTAAAGTCAATCTTAACAACACCTTTTTGACTTGAACTTGCTATTGGTACTATAGTTGCACCTAAATCTGTAACTGTTACATCTGTTGCAGCTAAACCACCGCTACCATCGCCTTGGTTATCTGTTTGTCTTCCAATATATAGCTTCTGATTGTATCCATCGTATGCCAATTCACCAGTTAATAAGGTGTTAGCACCAGGAGCTCCATTAGAATTATATACGTTTCTTTTAATCTGTAGTCTATTTGACATATTTCTCTCCTATTATGGTGTATAATCTCCACCATCTATTGTTTCACTCTCTAGCACGACTGCATCAGCCACACTAATTGTTGTTTGTCCATTTGATTCAGCAGTTTGTATTCCTGTCCCTGCTTGAATATCTGAACTAAAGTTATCTGCTTCTGTAATTACTACATCTGCAGTTCCATTATCTAATTTTAATTTATTATCGTCATAAAAAACAATTTTTTTATATACATCTTTAATTTTATTTGGTCCTGTTAAACTTCCACCCATTATGTTGTCACTCCTATATCGTCATATGTTGGTTCATTTACATCTGGTACATCACTATAAGTAGGGTTAGCTACTGCACTTACATTACTAAAAGTATATACACTTCTTGTAATATCAGTATAAATACTACTGCTTGGATCACTTATATTATTAAGTGTTACATCATCTGGTAGTGATAAATCTATAAAATTACCATCTGTATTATCATTAAAATGTTGTTTAAGATCATCAAATGATACATGAATATCATTAAATGATGCTAAACCAAAGTTTCCTTTCTTCCAAGCATTAGCCATTATTTTCCTACTTTTTTCATAGCTTGTTTATGAGATGCTGTGAATGTAGAACCTTTCATCATAGCTTTAACCATAACGTCTATATGATTTTTTGTGTGATGCTTTGCATGTCTTTTCATAGTAGTCTGTTGTCTTTTTGTTAGACCAGATATATCTATGTTTTTTATCTTCATCCTTGACCTCTACTCTTTTTTTTATAATATTTATTACTTCTGCTA